TATATAACCTTATCCCCTTGTTTGATGTTATAAACCGGTAAAGATTTATCCAACGGCTGATAAACAATAGAAAAATCAAGTGTTCTTGCAACCTGGTCTTTACTTCCGCTCCATTGTATGCCGTCTAATACAAGGTCTATAACCTGTTCGCCTATCTTAATCATAACGGCAGCATCTCCACTACTTTACCGGTCATATCCGCATTGCGGTTATATATTGCGTTAAGGTTTGCCAGTTCCTCAGACCTGCCCCCGTAAGTGAGTTTTGCAATTTTATAAATTGTCATTCCTTTTTGAGCCACTTCCCGACTGGGCACATATTTATTTATAACACGGCTTTTAAGTTTTGTTATACCGGTTTCCGGAGCATTGGTTTCTACTGCCGTTTCGTTGCTTTCAGGGTCTACATATTCAACCAGTTCAATTGTATAACCGACATCGGGGCGGCTCTCTCTTACGCTTTCCGTAAAACTTTCTATTCTGAACTCTTTATTGAGTTTTTCGGAGATTATAACTCTGATTACGGCGTCTTCATCAACCCACCTGTTAATCATATCGACTGTTTCCTGCAAAGAATACGCTTTATATTGCAGCTGTTTTATTAAGGAAGCAAGCAATGACAATGAAGATGTATTTGTCGGCAGCAGGTTTGCCAGCGTAATGCGCTGTAATTTACGAGTACCCTTAACCGCAACTTCTCCGAAATTCAAGATATCGTATGTTTTAATGTCTTTTTGATTCGGCAAATCCGTTGTTTCTGGATTTAAAGGCAATGTTAAACTCTCGCCTGTTAATGCGTTATATAATTGTATTTCAAGACGTTTACTCATACGAGTATTATAATTGAATGCTAAACGAGGTGTTTATTTATGAATTATAAATTGAATATCAGAACCTTTACCGGTTGACCAATCATTTTTTATTATTTCAATTTCGTTTTTTCCGATTTTTCCGGAATATTCTTTTCCGTTTTTAATATTTGAAATTATTTCTGCTGATAATTCCTGATTTAATACTTTTTTTGCCAATTGATTAGAAGCGTTAATTAATTCATTATTTAATTTTATTATATCTGAATTTTTATTTGCATTTAATACAATGTACATTTTTTCAACATTATCAGCGGAGCCCTCAACATAATAGGCTATATTACTTAGATTATCAAGCATTTTATAATCGCTGGCGCAAAAATAGCCCCCCATCCCGTCAGATTTATATCCGTTTGTATTTAAACCGGCTATATTATCTAAATAACTGCACGCTTCCTGCGGATTAATTGATGTATTGGGAGAAGTTGTTACTGTTTCGGTAGACAATGTGTTGTTATTTGCAGAATTAGTCGTATTTTCTTCCGAAGTAAAAAGCGAATTTACACAACCGCCGATTAAAAAAGCAACAATCACAAACAAAACAACTAATATTAAACAACTTTTTCCAGTATTTGCATTAACATAATTGTAACCGCAATCAGGACAGCTTAAAGCATTATCCGCCAGCTGTTTCTTGCAATTAGGGCATTCTTTCATTTTTCAATCTCCTTTTATTATAAATTATAATAAAATAGTTTTAGAAAAATGTCAATTTAAGCTTGTAATGCAAAATTCATACCAGCGTTATTCAACTTTTCAATACTTGAACCGGAAAAATTATTATTACCGTAATAATAATGATTTGTTGTTGTATTTGTTGTTGAATTGTTTGTAAACGATTGTCTGTTATAATTACCGCCATTGCTGCCTAATTTTTCAGAAACATACTTTACGCCATTTATTGCCATACCTGCCGGAGTTAAATTAAATGCAAATTGAAGCCCGGCTGTTATTTTTTTAATTATTGGTTCGAGTTTTGTCCAAAGTTCTTGAATTTTAGCAACCGCCGTTGAAACAAATTGAGTTATTGCACTTTTTGCTTTATCCCAGTTTTTTGCGATTAAAGCAATCGCTCCTATTACCGGAAATAAACAGGATATTAATTTACCCAAAGGCGTAGATGTTAACCAATCTATAGTTTTACCAATCATTTTAACAACAGTTTTCCAGTTCTTAATTATAGCAATTATAGCTATGATAGCAGCAATAGCCGCAGCAATAGCGGCAACAACCGGATGAGCTGCAAGAACAGAACATGCCACGACAACTGCGCCAATCGCGGAAGTCAAACTGCCCAATATAGATATTAACGGGCCAACCGCAGCCGCCAGCCCTGCTAAAATTAAAATAGTTTTTTTTGCAGCTGGCGAAAGCTCTTTAAACCATTGAAGAGCAGCACTTAATTTCTGCAAACCTTTTATGCAATATGGAATAATTATTTTTCCAAATTCAGCCAGTGTCATGTTCAAATCGTCCAATAATGTTGAAAGTTGCCCTAATGCTGTTTTACTCTGTTTGTCCATCATTTTATAAAACCTGCCGCCTTCGGATGTTGCATCTTCCATGGCTTGAGTTACCATTTGAATAGTGATTTTACCTTTGCTCATTTCCTCTTTTAGTTGTCCGATTGATTTTCCGGTGCGTTTTGCCATTGCTTCTAATGGGTTAAAACCGGCATTTATCATCTGCATTAAGTCTTGCCCCTGTAATTTTCCGGCTGATGAAACCTGCGAAAAAGCCAGCGCAAGTGATTGAAAACGTTCTGCATTACCGCCTGAAATATCACCTAACTGCTGCATATATGGTAATATTTTATCTGCATTAATTCCGAATCCAAGCATTGTATTGGAAGCCTGAATTAAATCTTTAGTTCCAAATGGAGTTTTAGCTGCCATAGTCTTTATTTCATCAAACATTTTTGCCCCTTTTTCTTCGGAGCCTAAAAGTGTACTTAACTGCATTTGTGCGGCTTCCATATCGGCGGCTGATTTAACCATTGCAGTCCCTAATCCGAAAATAGGCAAAGTAACACCGACGGTCATTTTTTTGCCGAAATCGGTTATACCTTGCGCTGCGGCTTTTAGATTCTTGGTTCTGCTGCCAAGATATTCTAACTCACCTTTTGTTTTGCCTAAACGTCTGTCCAATTTCGCCAGGTTCGAGTCAGCCCTCAAAAAGCTCTTACCTACAAGATTATGCCGCATTGCCAACATAGAGGCTGTAGTCCCGAGCGCTTGTTCTTTCTTTTTAAGACTATCCGCTTTTTTGCCCATTTTAATAAACATTTGCGGAAGTTTGTTTGTCTTGCCGGCGGCGGCTTCCATTTTCCTGCTTGCATTTTCAGCTTCGTTGCCGGCTTTTTGAAACGATTTCGGCAAGGTGTTGAGTTTATTTTTTGCTATTTCGGTTTTTTCGCTGAATTTAGAAAAAGCCGATTTAATTTTTTTTAAAGGTTCTGTTACTTTATCTTGCAGCGCAAAAACCGCACTGTATTTTTTTTCATTTGCCATTATTCACATCGCTCCACCAACTAATAGAAGCCAAATAAAAAAGTTTTTCCGCAGGAGTCAGGCTTAATATGTGTTCCGGGGTTATTCCTTTTTCAAGGTAATACGCGCATAAAAACAAGTCGTCATTTGTTTTTATTACTTTTTTATTTCTTCTATATCTTCCTCCGCCTGATTTTCAGAAATTCCGTTTATTTCAGATATAAAAGCCACTATCTCGATGATTTCATCAGGCTCAAACAGAAGCTCAACAACATCATAGTTTTTAACTATTAATTTGTCTGCTTTTGCACGCTCTGCAAGCGGTGCAAGCCCTAACGAAGAATAAATATACGGAATTGACTTCTTTACTATATCCCCTACTGTAAATTTAGCTTTTCCAGCTTCATTCATATATAAAAACTCTCGTTTTTTGGCTCTTGTAAGGGTCTTAACTTCATATGTTTCACCGTCGATAGTTAAAGGGTATGTCTTTTGCTCCTCTGCCGTCTGCTTATTGAGTTCTAATTTTTTCAATAATTTATCTAAATTCATAAATCGCCTTTCTAATCAATAGTAGAAGTTGTAACAAGTTGTGAGGGTGGAAATCTGAATGCCATTTCTTTATTTACAAGTTCGCCTTTATTCCATGAAGCAAGCGGTAATGTATCAAAGGTTACACCGGATATTGAATAGGCTTCTTTTTCACCCGTTGAACGCTTTGTCAATTCACCTTCTATTGTAAACCTTGTATCGGGATTGGATTTTAACTTATTAAACATATCTACCGTAAATGAGTTTGTCGCCTGTTGGTTTAAATTTCCGTCGCCCTGCATTGATACAGCCTTGCGGTCAACATCCATCCCAATCTGAACATCTTCATAATTTATTGTTACCGTGGCTTCAAGCGTTGTCCAAGTGCCTACTTCTTCACCATTGAGCCACACTGTAACGTCTGTACCTGTTAATACGTCTGTTGCTACTGTCATTTTATTTACTCTCCTTAATTATTATGCTGCTTCGTCTTCAAAGACTTCATATAAGTACATGCCCATATCCAAATCTTCCATTGTGTCTGTCGGTGAGCATACACCGTCTAACAACACGCTCGAGCCTGTATTTGCTTGTATAATTTCCTGATATTTCATTTTTGAAGTATCTTTGCCTTTAGCCTCAAGGTATGCTTTGTTTTTGGCATAAGATATACGGACTTCATTCTGTTGCGAAGCGTCAAGCAAGCCAGCAACCGCCAAATCATTCAAATATGTGTTAATTGCACCGATAAATCTAAGTTTGTTTGAATAATTATTAACATATTTCCCAACATAAGTAGTTCGGAAAGTAGATAGAATATCATTCGCAATTGTGTCCATAATATTAACTATGCGGATTTTTTGGAACGCTTCCGTTACCCCGTCTGATAATGTAGTTAATGAGTTTACACCCCTGCCGAGTTTATATGAGCTGTCCTGCTGTAATATTATAAGTTTTCCGGCTTTAACATCCGCATCAGGGTCAGAAGATAATGTACAATCATATACTTCCGATAATTCGTAATATGTTAAAGAACGGCTTGCAGGCAGTCCCGAAAATGCTCCGGCAACTCTTGCCGTATAATCGCCGTAATCGAAAGTTTTTTCAGCGTCATTTATATTCGCTTTTATACCTGTAGTCGCAAAGTTTATAATATATTTTGCGTCCGGTGCCGTCGGATTGCCTAATACCGATATAGAATAGTTGTTTTTCTTTCTTTGCGCAGCAAGATATGTCTTAATTGACAGCATATCAGAAGCGGCTGCTTCCGGATAAACAAGCACATAATTTGAATAACAATCAAGTTTAGCCTGAATGTCCGCAAAATCATCTTCTTTTTTAATACATATAACTTCTGATGGTGTGCCTAAAAAAGCCAATGTAATTAAGTCATAGTTTGCGCTTGTCCAATCGGCTTTTTTAACTTCGCCAAATGTCTTATATGATACTTTATCCAGGCTTGTATTTGTGCTGTCATCAAGTATCATAATAACTTTCCCAAGTTGCTGTTTCTGAATAGCCGCAACGGCTAATTCTTTGAATGTGATAATAAAATTTGGTTGTGTTTCCGCCATATTATACCTCTTTCATTGTTAACTCTAATTCTTTCATTAATTCGCCCGTGTCTTCCTCTTTGATATAGAAC